GGATGAAAAGAAGAGAGGAAGGGGAAAGCCGCAAAAGAATCTCACCGTAGAGCAAATCGTGCAGGTTGAAGCACTGGCCGCTGTCTTGAGTGTAGAACAGATTGCCGACTACTTCGGCATAGGCAAGACAACGTTTTATCGGATGATGGAACGCTCTCCTGAAATATTGGAACGATATAAAAAAGGACGGGCGAAGGCCATCGGCTCGGTGGCACAGGGGCTGCTGCAACAGGCGCGTGACGGTAATATGGCGGCGGCGATATTTTTCCTGAAGACACAGGCTGGCTGGTGCGAAAAACAGGTGGTGGACAATGTAAGCTCTGACGGCAGTATGACACCGACAGCAATTACCCGCGTTATTATTGACCCAAAACAGAATGAATCTGAACATTGAAACGCCGCGCTGGTCGATTCCGTTGCTCAAGCCGTGCCGCTATAAGGGGGCGAAGGGCGGGCGCGGTTCGGGCAAGTCGCACGAGCGGGCGGAAGCGCTGGTGGAGCAGGCAATCCTGCGCCCCGGGTTAAAGGTGGTGTGTATCCGCGAGATTCAGAAATCGCTCAAGTTTTCAGCCAAAGCGCTGATTGAGGGCAAAATCCACAAGTTCGGATTGTCGCACCTGTTCGAGGTAACCCGCGAAGAAATCCGCACCCCTGGTGGCGGGTTGATGATTTTTCAGGGGATGCAAGACCACACCGCAGACAGTATTAAATCGCTGGAAGGGTTTGATATTGCCTGGGTGGAAGAAGGACAAAGCCTGTCGCACCGCAGTTTCCAACTGCTGCGCCCGACCATTCGCGCGCCGGGCAGCGAGATTTGGGTAACATGGAATCCTGAATTGCCGACCGATGCAGTCGATACCTTCTTCAACGAGGCGGTGGCCAACGGTTCGGATGAGGTGTGTTTGGTTCACGCCAATTATTACGACAACCCGTTCCTGCCGGACGAGCTGCGCCGGGAAATGGAGTACGACCGCAAGTTCAACCCGCAGTCATTCGGCCATGTGTGGCTCGGAGAGTACAACACCAAGAACGAAGCGCAGATTTTCCGTGGCAAGTACGAAGAAAAAGCCTTCACCCCGCGCGATGATTGGAATGGCCCATATTTCGGTTTGGACTTCGGCTTTTCACAAGACCCTACAGCGGCGGTTAAATGCTGGGTGTATGATGGCTGCCTGTATATCGAGCAGGATTACGGCAAAATCGGGCTGGAACTGGACGACACCGCACCCATGCTGCGAAAACACCTGCCTGGTGTTGAGAAATATGTGGTACGCGCAGACAGCGCGCGGCCTGAATCCATCAGCTACCTGAAACGCCACGGCCTGCCCCGTATTACTGGGGCGCAGAAAGGCAAAGGCAGCGTGGAAGATGGTATTGAGTTCATCAAGTCATTCAAGCGCGTATTCATCCACCCTGATGCCGCCGCTACGCTGCGGGAATTTAAGCTTTACAGCTACAAAACGGACAGATTAAGCGGTGATGTGCTGCCTGTGGTGCTGGACGAGAATAACCATTACATCGATGCGGTGCGCTATGCCATAGAGCCATTGATGAAACGGCGCGGCGAAATATCGCGCAGGGATTTTTTACTGTGAGGCTGCCTAGGGCGGCTTTTTTGTTGGGTTGAATCATGAGTAATGTGTTTGCAAAATCCGGCACGGTAGCCAATATGAGCGCAGGCAATGCCGTAATTGCCGCACTATTGGGCGGAACCAATGCGATGCGCGCCGCTGGTAAGGCGTATCTGCCGCAATGGCCGCAAGAATCGGAGGAAAGCTACAAGCTGCGTTTACAGTCTTCCACCCTGCTGCCGGTAATGCGTGAGACGATTGGGCAGATGGTCGGCCGTGTGTTTTTCAAAGACGTCGATACTGACAAAGTTTCAAGTAGCCTGAAGCCGCTGCTGGATAATGTGGATTTGCAGAACAACAACCTGTCTGTGTTCTGCTCAGCGTGGTTTGCCGATGCTTTGGCGTATGGCTCGTCTTATGTGTTGGTGGATTTCCCAAGTGCGGAAGGCAATCGGACGCTGGCTGATGACAAGGCGCAAGGGTTGCGCCCGTATGTGGTGCTGATCCGTAATACTGATGTGCTGGGCTGGCGCAGCGAGATGCGCAACGGCGTGCCGGTTTGTACGCAGTTCCGCTATCAGCAGTCAATCGTGGTGCCGGACGGCGATTTCGGTGAAAAGACGATTGAGCAGGTTAATGTGCTGGAGCCGGGGCTGGTGCGGCGCTACCGCAAGAACGCTAGTGCCGCATGGGAATTGCATGAGGAAAACTTGATGCAGCGTGGCGGCAATCCACTGGATTATGTGCCGGTGGTGGAATTGGTGCCGGAAAAAACAGGTTTCTTTGTCGGTCGGCCTCCTTTGTTGGAACTGGCGCATTTGAATGTGAAGCATTGGCAGAGCCAAAGCGATCAGGACAACATCGTACATTATGTGCGCGTGCCGTTGCTGGCTTACAGCGGGGAAGAGGATGCGGCTTCCGTAGCGGCGGCGGCAGGCAACATGATTACGCTGGGCAAAGACGGAGTGCTGCAATATGTCGAGCATTCCGGCGCGGCCATCGCGGCCGGCGTGAATGCGCTGGAGAAGCTGGAAGCGGATATGCAGGCAGCGGGGGCAAAATTGCTGACCCGTACCAAGCTGGCTTTAACTGACAGCCAGGCACGAGACGAGCAGGGCAAAGAAATCAGCCTGCTGCGCCATTACGCCAACCTGCTGGAAGACGCCATCGGCAGGCTGTTGGATATGATGGGGCGCTGGGCGGGGATTGAAGATGCCGGCGCGGTGGAAATCAGCGGCAATATCGATGCCGACTACAACCCTGTTACCAGCCTAGACGTACTGCTGAAAATGAACACGGCCGGAGCAATCAGCGATCAAACCTTGTTTAATGAAGCTAAACGGCGCGGCGTGGTGTCAGATATTGCCGATTGGGCGACGGAAAAAGAGCGGCTGAAACAGGAAGCTGAGAGTGCTGAGCCGGCGGGGATGACGTTCGGACAGGCAGATGGGGCGCAAGATGGAAACGGATGATGATGTTCATGTCGTCCCACTCAACGATTACCGCGAGCATATCGCCGATAGAAATTGTTGGTGCTGCCCGTTGGTGGAAGATGACGGCGTTGTCATTCATCACGCGATGGATTGCCGGGAACAGTACGAACAGGGAATGATGCTGCAATGAACATCAACGAACAAGTAGTGCATGACCTGCTGACGCGGCAAATCGACCTGATGCGCTACGAACGCAGCGTGCGGCGCGAAGTGTTGCGGCAACTGGAGCGGATGCAACGCGAAATCGAGGCCAAGCTGCGGCAGCACGATTTGGATACCCTGTCAAAACGGGAAATGGCGGTGCTGCTGGCTGAGATTCAGGAAATTCTGCATCGAGATTATGGCACAGCTTCAGGCAGCCTGAACACGGACGAAGTGGTGGATGATGAGGCAGAATGGCTATTTGCTTGGCTGACTGCGGCGGCGGCTGCCTATAACCTACCCGCCCCGCGTAGGCTGCCTGAAAATCGCCGGCGTGAGCTGCATAATCTGCTGGTGGGCGGGCTGACGGTCGCTGAGGCGTTCACCAAGCAGCGGGATGACTTGTACAACAAGCTGAAGGCGCAAATCCGCACTGATGCGCTGGACGCGGCAGTAACGGACACGGCGGGCTTGTTCAAACGGGCGCGGCAATACGCTGAAGCCACAACGGCTACTTGGATCAGCGCGGTAGCCAATCAAACTGCCTATTGGGTTGGTATGGTGAATCCCTTGATTAAGGGATGGCGGCATATTTCGGTACTGGATGCGCATACCAGCAGTGTGTGCCTGTTGCGGCACGGGAAACTGTGGGATAAGCGGAAAACCCCGATCGGCCATGATTTAGTGTTCAAGGTGCCGCCGGTTCACGTCCATTGCCGCAGCCGTTTGGTGTGGGCAATGTCATTGGATGATGAATTTGACGGCATCAGCGGCGAAGACTGGGTGGAGAGCCGCACGCTGGCGCAGCTGCAGGAGCAGTTCGGCCAAGGGGTGGGGCAGATGTTGCACGACGGCGCAATCAGCCTGCATGATGCAGTGAGAAACGGCGGTTTGCAGCCGATGACGCTCAATGAGCTGAAACAGTTGAATTATGCCGCCCTATCCAGTAATTTGCGCGACAGGCTGGCAGGCAATACAATCAGCCCGTCCAATATATCGGGTGGCAGTGTGCGTACAGACTGGAATAATTTCCCTGATGTGGTGCTGATGCACAGCAAAAGCACGATTTCAGATCATCCGCTTTATCAGGCGGCTAAAGGCGGTGATTTGGCGAAAGCAGTGGCTTTGGTTGATGACTACCTGAACGACGGCGCACTGAATGGAATTGGGAAATTGCTTGCCCCGCATGGTGATGTGCGACTGCTGCCTGTCCACGCGCTCGAGATGAGCGGGCGTAATAAGCTGCCGGTTGCTTATGCTGCCTGGCTGGAGCAGCGTTTCGGGCTACCGATAGAATACGGCATTGTGCAGGCCGATAAAGTCAGCCGGACGGGCGCGGACGGCTTCGAGCGCCTGGTCAAATCGGTGCGCTTTGACGGCGCGGTTGCGGCCGGGCAGAAATACCTGCTGATTGATGATGCGGTTACTCAAGGCGGAACCATTGCTGATTTGCGTGGGTATATTGAAAGTCGCGGCGGTATTGTGGTGGGTGCTACTACCTTGATGGGTAAGCCGCACTCTGCTAGACTGGCTATTACTAAATCAACTTTAGGCCAGTTGCGCAAATCCCTTGGTAGGGAGTTTGAGGCGTGGTGGCAGGAGCAATTTGGCTATGACTTTTCAAAACTCACCGAATCGGAAGCGCGGTACATCAACAAACAGATCACCCGTTCAGGCGCTGACGCCGTCCGAGATACAATCATTGCGCGAAGACTTGAAGCAATCAGTCATGCAGGCTCGTGAAATTATTGCCGGCATAACGGCAAGGCGTAGCGCTTAACCGATAAACCACTCCAAACAGCGGAGTGGTTTTTTGTTGTTCCCTTTTAGGGTTTGTGGCTGTTTTAATTCCCTGTGATTCAAGGGAATTAGAACAGCCTTTATCTTGCCTGATGCACGGAAATGCACAGGTGCCTGCGGCGGATGCCGCTTTTTTTATGGAGTACAAGACGTGAAACTGAAACTGGATGAACAGGGTAATGCGGTATTGCAGGATGGCAAGCCGGTGTATGTGCATGATGACGGCAAGGAAGTGCCGTTTGATGCGCCGGGTGCGATGGCAAAGATTGCCAGCCTGAATGCAGAAGCCAAAACCCACCGTGAGGCGAAAGAAGCGGCGGAAGCCAAGCTGAAAGCTTTTGACGGTATCGAAGATGCGGAGGCGGCCAAAAAGGCGCTGGCTACGGTCAAAAACTTGGACGATAAAAAGCTGGTGGATGCCGGCGAAGTGGAAAAGTTGAAGGCTGAAGTCATTAAAACCTATGACGAGAAGCTGGCGGCAGCAACCGCAGAGGCCGACAAAATCCGCTCTCAGTTCCACAATGAACTTATCGGCGGGTCATTCGCTCGTTCCAAAGTGATCGCGGATAAGTTGGCGATCCCGTCTGATGTGGCGCAAGCATTTTTCGGTAGGCATTTTGCCATTTCCGAAGACGGCAAGGTGGTGGCGAAAGATGCTGCCGGTAACGATATTTTCAGCCGCACGCGCCCGGGTGAGAAAGCTGACTTCGACGAGGCATTGGAAGCCCTGATTGACGCCTATCCGAACAAAGACAGCATCCTGAAAGGGTCGCAGTCTTCCGGCGGCGGAACTCAGGCAACGGGCGGCGGCAGCGGGAAGGGTTCGCTGGCCGACTGCAAAACCGATGCCGAAAAAGTGGCTTTCTTGCAGGGCAAGTACGGCAAACAGTAATTTTTATTGAAAGGAAAGCATAATGGCTTTTGATTTACAGGTGTTTAACGCCCAAACCCGAGATGTGATGACCGAAACCATCGATCAGGACATTGCTAAATTCAACGAAGCCTCCGGCGGGGCAATCGTGCTGATGAACAAGCCGTTTGAAGGTGATTTCTCTATCGAAGCCGCCTTCCAGGCTATTGGCGGGCTGGTACGTCGCCGTGATGCTTATGGCAGCGGCACACTGACGCCGAAACGACTGAAAGAAATGTTGGATGTAGCGGTAAAAGTGGCTGCCGGTACTGAGCCGATTGAGTTCGAGCCGGGGCAATACCACTGGACACTGCGCAACCCTGAGCTGGCCGCAATCAAAATCGGCGAGCAGCTGGCAAAGGCACGAATGGCCGACATGTTGAATGCTGCCATTCGCTGTGCTGTTGCGGCTATTGGCAACAATGCCGCCATGAAGCATGACGCCTCTTCTGCCGCGCCGACCTTCAACGCGCTGAATGCGGGCGCCGCGAAGATGGGGGATCGCTCCGGCGCATTGCGTGCGTGGGTTCTGCATTCCACCACCATCCACAACCTGTACGACAACGCGCTGACCAACGCCGAACGCCTGTTTACTTACGAAGGCATCAACGTGGTACGCGATCCGTTCGGCCGAGTGTTTGTGGTAACCGATGCACCGGATTTGGCCGATTCTTCCGGCGGCAGCGGCACCAAGTACAACACGCTTGGCTTAGTGGAAAACGCCATCGTGGTAAACGACAGCAACGACTTTAATGCCGTGATCCAGCCGGTAACCGGCAAGGAAAACCTTGGTGCGGTGTATCAGGCCGAATGGTCTTACGGCGTGGCGCTGAAAGGCTATGCTTGGGATATGGCTAATGGTGGCAAATCCCCGACTGACGTCAAACTTGGCACCGGCACCAACTGGGATAAAGTGGCGACCAGCAACAAAGACACTGCCGGCGTATTGGTAGTAACCAAGTAACCTGAACAGGGCGGCTGATGCCGCCCTTTTTTTGGAGATAACTATGAGCGAACGACCGATTATCTACGAGCCGCATCCGGTAACGACTGAGCGTAAGGCGGAACTGTTGGCGCAGGGCTATTGCATTATTGATGCTAAGTATCAGCCTGTAGATGAACAGCAGGATGCACTCCCGCCTGCCAGCACGCCTAAACAAATGAAGGTTGATGAATTGCGCGCGGAATTGACGGCGCGAGGTATCGAATTTGACGAGAAGGCTAAGAAAGACGAACTGCTGGCTTTGTTAGAGCAGTCGCTGGCTGCTGAGAAAGAAGGCGGCGGAGATGGCACTTAATGTACCGGCAGACAGTTATGTTGGTGTAGCCGATGCCGACCGCTACCATCAGATGAGGCAGTCTGCCGCTGCATGGGCAGCGTTGGATGAGCCGACTAAGGAGCGGATGCTGGTATCCGCCTCCGACTACCTGGACGCTAATTTCAGGCTGAAAAACGGCTTGAATGCGGCGATGCGGAGCGGAGAAAAACCGGTACATCCGCAGGTGCTGAAAGCGGTCTGTGAACTGGCTTTGCAGCAGCAGCTGAACAGCAACGAGAAGCCAAAACAGCAGAGCGTGAAGGTCGGCGAAATCGCGGTTACTTATGCGATAGGCAATACCAATAAGGAACGTTTCGACTATGTGGCGGCCTTGCTGTACGGGATGTATGAGCCGCGCAAAGGTGTTCACATGGTACCGATGCCGAGAGGGTAGTTATGTTTGATTATGCGGGATTGGAAGTGGTGGCCGCTGATGTGATCGCCGACTTTGGGCGGGATTGCACGGTTACGGTCAGCAGTAGCCGTTATGATGTGGAAACATCACGCACGGTTCAGCAGACACAGAGCTATATTGGGAAATGCGTGTTCGGCAATCTGAATGAGAAGCATATCATGCAGCTTGGTGGTGCGCATTTGGTGCAGTCCGGCGATATGCTGGTTACGGCTACCGCATCCTGTAATCTGCAAACTGGTTGTCTCTTGGAATGCGGCGGCGAGGCTTGGCGGGTGGTTAGTGTCATGCCCATCAAGCCGGCTTCCGTAGTAGTGGCTTATCAGGCGCAGGCACGGAGGGAGTGATGGAAACGTTGAAGGCACTTAATCAGATTGTGGTTAGCCTGGTAGAAATTGCGGGCATGGCTTTACTGTTGGTGTTGGCGTTTCTATTAGTGGCTGCGTTGGCATTGCTGCCGCTGGGCTTGCTTGGATGGCTGTTGGTTTGGCTGTGGGGGCTGTTATGAGAGGCTTCGGCAGCCAAATCAGCGCATGGGCGGACGCAGTACGGCAAAAATTGGACGCGGCGGCGGACGAAATCGTGCAGGAAGCCCACCGCCGGTTGTTGGAACAGACGCCGGTGGACAGCGGCGACCTAAAAGCCAGCTGGACGCAGTCAGCCAATGTGCTGCCGACTGCGTTCAACGGCTCGACGGTAACAGCTAAAGCCGGGCAGGTGGTATATATCGCCACAGACAAGGTATATGCGCCGATTATTGAATACGGGCTGTATCCCAATCCGCCGAAACACCCGACCGGCCGCACAACCAATGGCTATTCCACCCAAGCGCCGCAAGGCATGGTGCGGATTACGGTAACCAATATGCAGAACTGGCTAGAGGGTAAACAATGGACTTAACCGCGCAAATTCGCCGCGCCTTGGAAAAGGTGGTGCATAGCTACGCCCAATCACACCGCTTGCCGCTGGTGCCGGAAAATACCGACACTAAGCAGCCGAGTGGAGCGTATCTGCAAACCGCGCTTCTTCCGGCAGATACGGTGCAAGGCACGCTGAATGCGGCCAAGTACAGCGGGATATTTCAAATCACGGTGTATGTGCCACAGAACAGCGGCGCCGGACAGGTGGATGAAATCACGTCGGAGTTGATAAACCTGTTCCGGCGTGGTGGCAAGTTCGGCGTGGTGGCTATTCGCCAGCACCCAAGCCGCAGCAAGGGTTATATGCTGGATGGGCGCTATGCTGTGGCGGTAAGTGTGCCGTATTTGGCGATTGAGTAGTTTCAGGCAGCCTGTTTCAGGCGTTAATCCCCGCGTAAGCGGGCTTTTTTATGGAGATTGGATATGGGTTCCAAGTATATGTTGGCAGAGGGTACGACCCTGCAGATGTCAAAAGAGGAAGTGAAGGATACTTCCGGCAATATTGCGACCGGGGCGACACCGGTAACGTATGTCGATTTGGCCGACACCACGAAAACCATCGATTACAGCGGTGAATCGACCGATGAAGTGGATGTTACCACGCTGGCTTCAGAAGGCTTCAAAGAAACGGCGCTGGGATTGACTGACCCTGGTGAATTTTCCTTCACCGGCCATTATGTGCCAAGCGACAACGGCCAAAAGGAGATCGTCAAAGCGGCAGAAGACAAGAAACTGCGCCTATTTAAGGTTAAGTTCCCTGACAACACGGTTTTCCTTGTGATGGGGCGCGTTAAAACCAATAAATGGAACGTATCCGGCGTGGCCGATGTGGTAAGCCGAGATGTAACCATCCGACTGTCCGGCAAGCCGAAGCTGACGGTAGGTTAATGTTGGGGCTGTCTGTTTCAGGCAGCCTTTTATATTTTTGATTTCAGGAGATTTATTCATGGATTTAAAGGAACTGCAAGGCGTTTCCAATGACCGTTTCAACGAAACCCACGAGTTTCACCCCAAGCACCCGACAACTGGGGCGGAACTGGGGTTTACCATCACTATCCGCAGTATGCGTTCTGACGAAATGCTGCGCCTGATGAACCGGCTATCCCGTGAAGCACAGTTGAAGGCAACTAAAGAACAGCGCACCGGCAAGGCTGAGGTAGAAACAATGGAGCAGTTGTTTGCCCGCGATATTGAGACTGCCTGCGTGCTGACGGTATCGTTCGACGGCCTGAAAGACGACGGCAAAGAAGTGGGCAGCGATGCTGAAGCCATTAAATCCGTGCTGTCGCAATATACCTGGCTGCGCAAGCAGATCATGGACGAAGCGGCAGAAGAGCAAAATTTTTTCAAGGCGTAATTGCCGAGGCGGAGAGGCAGGCGCGGCGTTATTTCAAGCTGCATAAGCCTATCAAAGACCGGGAGCAGTCCACATGGGATGCGCTGGAGCAGATTTACCAGCAAACAGGTATCCGCAAGCCTGATTTGGACAACCCGCCTGTTATCCCGCCAGCAGTTACGCATGTTTGGGCGTGGTTTTTTGAATTAAACCGTGCCAGGCAATCAGGGGTGTCCCTCAGTCCATTGTCGTGGGGCGAAATAGACGCCTACTGCCGACTAACCGGGCAACGAATGCAGCGCTGGGAATTGAACCTGTTGGCGATATTCGACACAGCATTTCTTGATGTGATGCAGAAAGAGGAACCCGAAGTGAAGGAAGGTTTGGACAATGCCGAAACGGACGTTTGAGTTTGTGCCTGATTTGGATGGCAACAGCGCCAAGCATAAGTTCGCTGTGCGCACGGTGAAGTTCGGCGACGGCTACGAGCAGCGGCAGGCGCTTTCGCTGCGACCGAAAATGCGGACGTGGGAGTTGCAGAAGACCGGTGAGAAAGAGGAAATCGACGCTATCGAAGCCTTTATCGCTTCCACTAACGGCGTGGAGTCATTTCACTGGACGCCGCCTGGCGGGGAGAAGCTGCTAGTGAAGGTGGGGGAGGAGTACACCGTCAAAAACATTGGCGGGTTGTATCGAATCAGCTGGCAGTTTGAGGAGGTGCTCGCATGAATCCGCGCATGAAGCAGTTGTCGATTCCGATGCTGCGGGCGTTGTCGGCGGCGGATCAGGGCGTGTTGGTGGATTTGTGGGAGCTGGATTTGCGGCCGTTGGGCGGCGAAATCCTGCGCTACTGCAATCTGATGAACGAGCTCTCGCAGCCGGTGATATGGAAGGGGCAGGCTTATCAGGGCTTGCCGATTCAGGCCGACGGCTTCGAATCGAGCGGTCAGGGGGCGGGCAACCGGCCCAAGGTTACGCTGGCCAACGTGTACGGCACGGTTACCGGCTTGTCCGAGCAGTTCGGTCAGCTGATCGGCGCGGAAGTATGGCGCCGGCAGACGTATGCCCGCTTTCTGGATGCCGCCAACTTCGCGCAGGGCAACCCGCAGGCCGACCCGGCGCAGGAAATCGTGAGCAAGTATCTGGTGGAGCGGATGGTATCGCTCACCGCCGAATCGGCGCAGTTTGAGCTAGCGGCACCATCGGAAGCGGACGGGGCGGTGATTCCGGCGCGGCTGATGCTGCACGATTACTGCCCGTTCGATTATCGCGGCGAAGCCTGCGGCTATCGGGGCCGGCCGGTGGCCGACCGCTTCGACATGCCCACTGACGACCCGCAGAAAGACGAATGCAGCCGCAAGCTGCAGGGCTGCAAGGCGCGCTTCGGCGAAACCGCCGCCCTGCCCTTCGGCGGCTGGGTGGGGGTGGATAAAACTTTGACGGCCTCTTAAGGCTACCTGAAAAGGCTACCTGAAATGTTGGAGATGACAAAATCCGTACGGGCGGCGATTTTGGCGCACGCCGCCAAGGAAGCGCCGCAAGAATGCTGCGGCCTGATTGTGCAGGCGGACGGGGAACAGTTGTATCGGCCCTGCGGCAACGTGGCGGCCGACCCGTCGGCACGTTTTGAAATCGCGCCGCTGGATTTAATTGAAGTGTCGGAACAGGGAGACGTGTGCGCCATCGTGCATTCGCACCCGCAGGGCGAACCGTGGCTGTCCGGCGCCGACCGGCAAATGCAGGTAGCCAACGGTCTGCCTTGGGTGCTCGCCGTTTCAGGCAGCCTGAAAGTGTTCGCGCCGGTGCCGCATTTGCGCGGGCGGGTGTTTGAATACGGGCGTTTTGACTGCTACAGCCTGCTGGCGGATGCCTACCATCTGGCGGGGATTGACTTGCCGCCGGTGCAGCGTGGCGACATCGACGATGACGCGGCGCAGGGGCGTTTCTTGGCGCTGGCGGCTGCGGCAGGGTTTGCGCGGGTACGCGATTTGCAGCCCGGGGACGTGGTATTGACCGAATTCGACGGGCTGGCTTCGCACGTGCTGCTGTATTTGGGCAACGGCGAAATGCTGCACCACGCTTTCGGCCAATTAAGCCGCCGTGATGGCTACGGGCCTTATTGGCAACGGCACACGCACAGCGTTTGGCGGCACCGGCAATGGCAGCCTGAAATGCTGCAGGCCGTCAAGAATGATTTGGAACACGCTCAAGGGTAGCCAATGACAACAGAAACCGAACCCAAAACCCCAGTAGCTGAATCCAGTAATCCGCAGATGCGGCGCACGGGAATACCGACAGGACGGCTTGCCTGGATTGCCCGTAAATTTCCACCCACCGCCATTCCATTTTCAGGTTTTGAAGGATTGCCTCCCGATTTTGCGGATGTAAACCCTCCTGCGTTGAGAGAAAGTTTGCGAAGGTTGTATCGAGGTTTTCCCACACCTGATGAGGAACGCTCGTAGGGGTGCGCCCGCAGACTTCCAAGTAGCCATACCAGATACCGCCGTCGTCCCGGCCGACGTCGACGCCCAAAGTCCGGTACAAACCTTGTGGCTGATTTAAATCAAGGAGCATCTGCTGCAACTCGGGGAAGTCTTTGACTTCATGAATGGTGGCAATGAGATCCGGATGTGCCACCAAATCCATGCCGGCGTTTACGCGGTGCCCTTCTGCGTGGTTTGCTTTGTACGGGAAAACGCTGTAAGAGCCTTGAACATAAGGGACAGTCATCTTGGTTGGGGTTGGGTCGAAATTTTAAATTATACGAGCTTTTTATGATTACAGTTTGCTTGCACGGCGGCCTGCGCGAATACGGCCGCCGTTTTGATTTACACGCCGCCAGTCCGGCGGAGGCGCTGCGGGCGCTGCTTGTCCAGTTGCCCGGTTTCCGGGAGATTTTAAGCAGCGGGTTTTATCAGGTGCGCTTCAACGGCCACGATTTCTGCGAGGCGGAACTGGAGCACGAATTCAGGCAGCCTGAAAGCGGGATTTTGCACATCGTGCCGCGCATTCAGGGTGCGGGCAAGGCGGGGCAGATTATCGCAGGGGTGGTGTTGATTGCGTTCGCGTGGTGGAACCCGTTTGGCTGGGCGGCAGCCGGGGCTTTGATGAGCGCCGGTGTGGGTTTGGTGGCAGGCGGGATTGCGCAGATGTTGGCGCGGCCGCCGAGGCTGGACACCGAGCAGCGCGGGCAGAAAACGGGGCGCAATACGGCGTTCTCGAATTTGGACAACACGGCGGCGCAGGGGCAGCCGGTGCCGTTGGCTTACGGCGAGGCGTATTGCGGCAGCCGGGTGGCGTCGCAAGGCGTGATGTCGCGCCGGGTGGATACCGACGGCGATCCGGTGTTGCAAAATCCGACGGCGGCGGACGTTACCCTGCGGCTGGTGAAAACGCCGATTGCCGGGCAGGCGGCGAAAGCGCCGAACGGGCAGTATTACGACACGGATTTTAATGATGATTCGGTGCGCGCACGCAACTACACGGCGGCACTGCAGCAGAATTAGGAGTAAGGGCCATGGGTGGGCAGAAAAGCGGTGGCGGCGCTCGCACGCCGTATGAAGCACCGAATAAGTTGTCTTCGGCGCAGATGCTGCGCATCGTGGATGTGATCAGCGAAGGGGTGGTGGCCGGGTTTGCCAACGGCAACGATGCGCCGTTTAAAAGCGTGTTCTTCAACGATACGCCGGTACAGAATCCGGACGGCAGCTACAACTTTAAAGGCGTAACGGCGGTATTCCAGCGCGGCACGCCTGACCAATCCTATATTCCGGGCTGGGAGAGCGTAGAGCGCACGGTATCGGTGTCTAATCCGGTGAAAAACCAAAGCCCGGTTATCCGCACCGTATCCGACAGCGGCCCGACCCGCCTGCGGGTGACGGTGGGGGTGGAGCACAATGCGGCAATACAAGATAACGGCGACACGCTGGCGGCGAATACCACGCTGATTATCCAGCTGCTCAACGATGACGGCGTGCAGCAGCAGCGCCATGTGAACTTTACCGAGAAGGGCAGCGGCGCGTTTTACCATGACGAGGTATTCGACCAGCTGCCGAAAGCGCCGTTTTCCATCAAGGTTTCACGCCCCACGCCGGACAGCACCAGCGACAAAATCCAAAACAACACCTTTTTTGCCAGTTACGTAGAGATTACGGATGCCAAACTGTGCTACCCGTTTACCGCGCTGGCGGCTTTGAGCATCGATTCCGACCAGTTCGGCGGGCAAAACCCGCGCCGCAACTATCTGATTCGCGGCATCGAAGTGCAGGTGCCATCCAATTACGACCCGGAAACGCGCACTTACAGCGGTTTGTGGGACGGCAGCTTTAAAACCGCCTGGACCAATAATCCGGCCTGGGTGTTTTACGATTTGGTGTGCCAAGAGCGCTACTCCACGCTGGCCTTGCGTCTGGCGCCGGAAGACATCGACAAATGGAGCCTGTATCAGGTAGCCCGTTATTGTGATGAGATGGTGCCGGACGGCTTCGGCGGGCTGGAGCCGCGCTTTACCTGCAATGCTTACCTGACAGACCGGCGGCAGGCAGGCGAACTGCTCACCGAACTGGCGAGCGCCTTTTGCGGGATGCCGCTGTGGAACGGCAACCAGCTGTCGGTGTTGTTGGATCAGGGCGGCGACCCGGTGGCACAGTACGACAACAGCAATGTGGTGGACGGGCAGTTTGCCTACAACGGCGTGGCGCTGAAATCCACCTATACCGCCGTGTTGGTGCGCTTTGCCGACAAATACGACAGCTACCGCAGCAAAACCGAGTATGTGGCCGATCCGGAGGCGGTGGCGCGCTACGGCCTGAATATCCAGTCGGTAACCGCGTTCGGCTGCACCACGCGCGGGCAGGCGGTGCGTTACGGGCAATGGATACTGCAAACCGGGCTGCGCCAGCAGGATGCGGTGTCGTTTACCGTGGGGCGCGAAGGGCTGAAGCACCTGCCCTACGACATTATCCAAATCGCGGACAACCACTTTGCCGGCGCGCAGTTGGGCGGGCAGGTGTTGGCAGTGAGCGGCCGGGTGGTTACCCTCGACCGTACCATCACGGAAAACCTGGCCGGTTGGTGGTTCCAATACCTTGCGCTCGAGCAAAATGCGCAAGGCGAAACGGTGCCGAAGCATTACAGCCTGAAAGTGGCATCACAGCCGCAGCCTAATCAGCTGCTGTTGGATGGCGACCCGGCAGGGCTGGGTTACGACGATCATTGGGCTTTGTCCGGCAAGGTGGTGCCGCGCCAGTATCGGGCGGTAAGCATCAAGGAAAATACCGATGACGGCACGTACACCATTACCGCCTTGCGGCATGACCCGACCAAATACGCGGCGGTGGACAACAGCGCGCTGTTTGAAGCGGGGGCAACCACCAAATACGGCCGCCAGCCGCAGCTCGGCAACAGTAACTTGTCGACCAACGGGCGGGATTTGACCCTAAGCTGGGAGAATTTGAGTGCCGACGGGCAGGTGGTGAGCTACGACATCAAGATTTTTAAAGACGGCCGGCTGTGGCGGCATATTCCGGATGCGCCCAGTGCTGAAATCAGCCTGCAAGGGCTGCCAAATGGCGATTACCGCGCTGAAATCCGGGGGCGCACCGCGCGCGGCGTGCTGTCTAAACCGCTGGAAAAAGCTTGGAGCCTGAATTACACCATTACCGGGGTGCGGCCCACGCCCAAGCTGTTTGCCATCGGCTTAAATTGGACGCTGCCCAGCCCGCTGCTGGCGGAAGCGCACACTGAAATCCGCTACGGCAGGAGCAGCGACTTTAATCAGGCTATGCCGCTGGCGAAACTGCCCGCGCCGCAAACCGACTACCAGCTTACCAACGTCAAAACCGGCGAGCATTGGTATTTCTGGCTGCGCCTGGTGGACAGCGCCGGGCTGGCCGGCGAATGGACGGCGCCGGTGGACGGGGTGTGCAGCGACGACCCCAGCCTGCTGCTCGAGCAGCTGAAAGGCAAAATCGGTAAAGAGCAGTTTGCACCGGGCGCCGGGGAAGAGTTGCTGAACTTGGTGGGCAACTTGGCCGGTAACAACAACGGCATGGCCGGTAATACTGGCAAGCTGGCCGGCAAGTGGGATTTTTACAGCCAGATGAACGAGGCGGATTATGTGTTATCCAAGCGCATCAACGCCGTTCGTTCGCAGTTCGGCGGGCAAATCGCCACCGTAGCCGAGGAGATGAAAACCCTTGCCACCCGAACCGAAGCGCAGGCACGCAAAGTGCAGGCGGTGGAAAGTGAAGTAGCCGGGGCCAAGGCATCGGTAACGCAGGTGGCGCAGTCGTTTGCCGATTTGAACGGCAAATTGAGCGCGGCCTATACCCTAAAAGTGAGCACCGATACCCGCACCGGCACGAAGGTGGTGGGCGGCATTTCGTTGTTGGCAGACGGGACCAGCGGGCAGTCTGAGGTAGTGATTCAGGCCGACAAGCTGGTGCTGTGGAACAACAAGAAATTGCCGATGTTCACGGTAACCGGCGACAAAACCTATTTCAACGGAGATTTGATTGCCGACGGCTCGATTTTGGGGCGGCACATCAAGGCCAACCAGACCATCGAAGCACCGGACATCCGGGGTGGTACCTTGCATATGGCAGATGGCCGCTTCATTGTGACCAAGGAACACGGGGCGCAATTGCGCTCCGACCCGAACAGCAAGGTGGGCACCCAAGTGGATTATCGCGGCCTGATTGTGCGTAACGAGAAAGGCCATGTGATGGTGCGGGTGGGCAAGCTCACCAACTGGGGCGATGACTGATAGGAGGATGAGATGGCCGATGAATACGGCATTCAGATGTATGACAACGACGGCAATGTGCTGGATACCAATTTGGATTCGGCGTTAGTGGTCGAAGGAACCATTATTCTGGGCAATACCAAAACCGGGCGTATTGATTTGGACATCCTGTTCCCTTTGCGCGAAAAGTTCAAAGGTATCTTCATCATGCCGGTGTTCCACGCATTCACGGTTTCGGCGGATGTGGAGCATTCGGTGGAGGTGTACTTTGACGGCGCGTCCTTGTGTTGGATAGTCAGCTACCAAGCCGCTAGTGGTTTGTGGAATCATGCACCGCATTACGGCGGGGCTTTTGCCGGCAGGCAGTTTTTATACGGGTATTACAATGGATGATTACGGATTGGCGGTGTACAACGCCGAAGGCTTGAATGTGCTCAGTAAGCACCTGTACTGCCCGAAACTGATCGGCAGCGTGACGTTTCGGCAGCGGCAGGTATTGCGCCAACCCGGCGGGGATTTAACGGTGGTGGCTGCCGATGGCCGTGAAATCGGTATGGGTGACCGCAGCTTAAATGTGACTTTGGACGCACTCCGTGGCCGTGGCATTCAGCGCTTCATGCGCGATGCCGGCCGTGGCCGCCGCCCGTTCCGCGATGCCGGTGGCGATATGGTGACGGATAGAACCTACCGTTATGAATTTTCATTATACGGCGCCGGTGGCCCGGATACTGTCGGGCTGTTGCCGGCAGTCATTCACGGTTGGGGCAGCGGCTATGATGGCGATAAGTTCGACAAAGCCGAGCGTTTGGTGTGGTCAGTATTTTCCGGGCAGGATATACAGTTGGCAAGCCTGCTGGGTAAAGCGCCTCTGGGGAAGAACGATCCGCAGTTCCCGCAGTATCAGTTGTCCGAGTTTCGCCCGGGCACAGCCAAGGATTCTGTGTGCACAGGGCTGCCGGTAACGATAACCTTCCGCAGCACGATTTTAGATAAAAACAATATCACTTCGCCCACAGACGGGTTTGGTTTGGTGTCTTGTGTCGGTGGCTGGCTGTATGTCGAAATGACGGCCAATACCGAGCTCACGGTGCATTTCTATGATTTGGCCGGGGTGCCTTGGGAATACTTTGCCCAATGCTCCACGGTAGAACCGCCGCCATCCTATGGTTTGGTAGCCTACCGTTATGAGCCGATGCCAATTAAGTACGTGATGACTGCGGAAGAGCGGTCGGATATGTTCGGACACAGCCACCGTGGCGCTCCGCTCGAAATGGGGAATATCCCCCGGGCGCAGTATGTGGCGATGCCGGCACGTACGAAGCCGACGTTGTGGCGCTTGATGCAACAAGTGAAAACAGACGATCCCACTGCCCGCCGCCAACTGTCCGAGTTGTTCGAGGGCGACCCAGACAAGCCGTTGCGCTATGAAGTATTTAACAACGCCCGTCCGTATCTGCGCTTGTTGTCCAATAGCGAGGAAGTTCGCAAGGGGCAGGCCATCACCGTGGAAGGGGTGCCCGGTACCAACGGTTGTATCTACACCATTACCGGCGGGCATGATTACCGACAGGTGTGCAATCCATTGGCCCACGGCAGCGCCGGGCAGTTCAAGTTGCCGGGCGGCGGCTTAATGAATGCGGTGGGTGGTGCGGGCTCGCACAGTATGCTGGAGCGTTCCTTCTCCAACGCCCCGCTGCGGGTGAATGCCCCAAGGGTGCCCGATGATTATCGCGGTGCGCCGTGGAACCCGACGGTTTCGCTGCGGATGTCGGATGCGTACAAGGCAATGGGGTGGGACTACTATGCCCCGCAGTACAACATGTCGCGGGACGAGATGCTGGGCAGTCCGAGGGTTTTAGACCGAGTAGGCGATTGGGTGTTCCGCAATACATGGAATTTGCAGCGGGTGGCCAACGTGCTATTCAAGCGCGACCCGGTGACCATGACCATACCCAACCCGGACTACTCACCGGATGAAGCAATGAAACGGCAGCAAGCCCGCCAGCGTTACCGCGAAGCGTTCAATGAGGCGGAATCGCAGCGTGAGTTTGAAACCTGGGGCGGTTGGGATGTGGAGGCGCAAAAAGAAATTCAGCAGGAAGTCAGCGCCAGGGTGAAATGGTTGGAATTGATTGATGAAGTCCTAGATTCGACCGAGGAAGATTTGGCGGATATTTTCCCGTTCTGGGCCAACCACGGCTACCGTCATAGCGACGACAGACTGGAAGTGTACAAATACGTTTCGCTCAAACACAACAGCAACGTGTACAACCCGCCGGAATATGTCCCGGAAAACTGGATTTTGTGCCGGTTGCCGGTGTAGGCGCATCACTACTGAGACCCTGACGGGTCTTTTTTATTGGAGACAATATGGAGCAAGTCAATTTAGGCAGCCTGCCTGATGGTACGGGTGGCGACAGTATCCGTGTCGGGTTTCAGAAGTGTAACGACAACTTTACCGAGGTTGCGGAAAAGTTAAAGACTGCCGGAGGGGCATCCGCCGAAGAATTGAAGCAGATTAAGGATGCGGCTACTGCTTTGGCAGAGCGGGTAGAGAATCTAGAGAAAGCAGGTGGCGGAGGTGGCGGCGTACCGGCCGGTGAATTGGCGGCGCTGAAGCAGCAGCTACAGCAACTGCAAACCAAACTCACGGCGGCGGTACAAGCGGCCGGCGTGGCAGCCGGGCAAGCGGAGGGTGCCGCCCACGCGGCGGGGGCGGCCCAAC